CGTGGGGGAGGGGCGCTTCGTGGCCACGGGCGAGAGCGCCGGCCCCGTGGGCGCGCTCGACGCCGCGCTGCGCATGGCCATCCTGGAGTCGTACCCGCAGGTGGCGGCCATGGAGCTTACGGACTACAAGGTGCGCCTGCTCGACGAGTCCCAAGGCACCGATGCCATCACGCGGGTGACCATCACCGCCACCGACGCCAAAAACGAGAAGGCTGTGCGCACCCTGTCCTTTGACAAGGCTGTGCACTCCATCGAGTTCGTGCAGACCGTGGCGATGGCGGCCGACGATATGCCGACCAAGGCCCTCGTCAACATTCAGGGCAGCTTCCCGACCGGCAGCACCCTTCAGGTCTGGATCTGCAACAACGGCAACGACGCCGAGCCCACATGGGAGGACATCACCACCAAGGCCCTGACCAGTCAGAAGCACTTTTTCACCAACCAGACCAAGACCGCCGCGAGCTGGGGCGTGAAGATCAAGGTCAAGCTCCTGCGCGGCTCGGCCGAGGGCGACTGCTACATCCAGTCGGTCGGCGGCAACTTCGCATAAACCAACACCCCAAGACCAGAAAGGAGGAGCAGCATGGTCTACTTCATGGAACACAGCATCAAAGCCATCCACGAGAAGGAGCAGGCCGCCGCCGGCGGCGGGGGCGGCACCTCTCCCGAGGACAAGGAGCGGATCACCAAGCTCGAGGACGAGCTCGAGGATCTGTCTGGCGCCATTGAAAGGGGGCTGACCACATGAGCACCAAGTACAGCGGCCTCGAGGCCGCCTTGCGCAGCGCCCGCATGACCTTCGTGAGCGAGACCAACGCCGGCGACCGCACCGGCACCGAGATCATCGCCTGCGAGGATCTGCTGCCGGCGTGGACGAAGGCCGGCCCCAAGGGGGACGGCAGCCACGAGGTCGGCGAAGCCTGCACCCACGACGGGCAGAGCTGGCGCTGCTGCCAAGCCCACAACACCAACAACAACCCGGACATCGAGCCGGGCAATAGCCCCGCACAGTGGGCCCCGTATCATACCACCGACCCGACCAAGGCCAAGGCGTTCATCCAGCCAACGGGCGCCCACGACGCCTACATGAAGGGCGAGTGCTGCCTGTGGACGGATGGCAAGGTCTACCGCTCCATCATGGAAACGGCCAACGCATACAGCCCGGCGGCCTACCCGCAAGGCTGGGAGGAAGTGACCGCCGCAGGTGATCCCGGCACGACCCCGGAACCGGGCACAGAGCCGGAACCGGGGCAAGATCCTGAAACCGGCGGCGAGGAGACGGGAGAAACCGTCCCGGCCTTCGTCCAGCCTACCGGCGCGCATGACGCCTACCAAACCGGCGACCGCGTGACCTACAACGGCCAGATCTACGAGAGCACCATCGACAACAACGTCTGGTCGCCGGACACCTACCCGCAGGGCTGGGAGGTCGTCGAGGTCGAGGATGGAGGTGCAGCATGATCCAGCTTGACATCGGGCAGCTCGTGGCCCTCATGGGGATCCCGTCGGCCATCACGGGCCTGTGCTTCTGGATGATCCAGAGGCAGCTCTCCAAGAGGGACGCAGAGCTCGACCGGCGCGACGCCGCCCGGGAGAGAAACGAGGTGCTGCTCGTGCGCAGCGTGGGGGCCGCCATCGCGCTCGGCGAGGCTACGGCCACCGCCCTGAAGAACGGCCACGCCAACGGCGAGACTGAGGCGGCCCTCCAGTATGCGCAGAAGATCAAACACGAGCAGAAGGACTTCCTCACCGAGCAGGGCATCCACGCGATCTACTGAGGGAGGTGACACCCATGGGAAGATACCGGCGCAAGCGGGAGGCCAAGGCCCGACGCAGGCCGTGGGAGTTCTCGAAGAAGCTGGCGGCGTGGGCTGTCCTCGTCGCAACTGCCGCGGCCGTGGCGTCCTATGTGCTGGCCTTCCGCGATCAGCAGACCGCCAGCGATGTCACGACCACCATTTTCACGGCCTGCATCGGCTACCTCGTGAGCTATGCGGCCAAATCGGCTACCGAGAAGATCAGCCGCAACCGGCACGGCCTCGACGCTGATGGCAACCCCATCAGCGGGGCCGGCGTCGGAGAGTACACCACCACAACCACATCAGACAAGGAGGCAAAAGGATGAACATGATCGACATCACCCCCGTCATTAACGCCGTCATCGCGCTGCTCGCCGCAGGCGTCAGCGTGTTCCTGATCCCGTGGATCAAGAGCAAGACCACCGACGCGCAGCGCAAGGAGCTGCTCGAGTGGGTGAAGATCGGCGTCGCCGCTGCCGAGCAGCTTTACAAGGGGCAGGGCCGCGGCGAGGAAAAGAAGCAGTACGTCCTCGAGTTCCTGAAGTCGCAGGGCTTCACCGTGGACGAGGAGGCCATCAACGCGGCAATCGAGGCGGCCGTCAATCAGCTCAACGGCGGCAACCTGCCGCTCGAATAACCAAAAGAGGGCGGGCCACGCGGCCCGCCCTTCATTCTGCAAGAAGGAGGAACACACCATGAACACCACCAAAGGCATCGAAGGCATCACCCTGAAGCCGGGCGAGGAGCTGACCGAGGAAACCATCAACGAGCTTACAAACGGAAAGGGGGACGACGACAATGAGTAACAGCGCCCTGATCTCCTACACCAAGCTCAGCCCCAACCACTCCGGCAAGCGCACCAAGAGCATCGACACCATCACGATCCACTGTATGGCCGGCCAGCTCTCCGTCGAGAGCTGTGGCGCTCTGTTCGCCAAGAGCAGCCGGCAGGCGTCCAGCAACTACGGCATCGGCCCCGACGGCCGCATCGCTCTCTATGTGGACGAGGGCAACCGCTCGTGGTGCACATCGTCCAACGCCAACGACCAGCGCGCCGTCACCATCGAGGTCGCAAGCGACGCCACTCACCCCTATGCCGTCAAGGATAAGGCATACGAGGCGCTGCTGGATCTTGTGACCGACATCTGCAAGCGCAACGGGATCAAGAAGCTCGTCTGGTCTGCCAACAAAAACGACCGCGTCAACCACCTGAACGGCTGCAACATGACTGTGCACCGGGACTATGCGAACAAAGCCTGCCCGGGCGACTGGCTCTACAACCGCCACGGGGAGATCGCAGCCGAGGTCAACCGCCGGCTCGGATCCGGCAGCAGCACCCCCTCCACCGGGGAGACCACCGGCAGCACGGCCGACATCAAGATCGGCGACGTGGTGGAGTTCACCGGCACAAAGCACTACGTCAGCTCCACGGCCAAGACCGCGTCGAGCTGCAAGCCCGGCAAAGCCAAGGTCACGGCCCTCGCCAAGGGCAAGGCGCACCCCTACCACCTGATCGCCGTCTCCGGCGGCGGCTCTACCGTCTACGGCTGGACGGACGCGGCCGACATCAAGACCAGCGCGGCCGCCACGGCCACCTCGTACCTCGTGAAGGTGACGACCGACGTGCTGAACATCCGCAAGGGCCCCGGCACCAACTACGGCACCAACGGGGACATCCGCGACAAGGGCGTCTACACCATCGTCGCCGAGAGCGACGGGCCCGGAGCCTCCAAGTGGGGCAAGCTGAAATCCGGGGCCGGCTGGATCTCGCTGGACTACACCAAGAAGGTCTAATTGTGCAGTTTGCCACCGGCGTGGCGCGGATCGGTTCCGGCCGGAAGCCCTGAAACCGTCAGAACACACAAAAAGAGCCCGCTCGGGAGTGATCCCGGGCGGGCTTTTTCTGTTTATGCGCTCATTCCTCTGCGGCGTCTGCGCCGAGCTCGTGGGCCAGAAAATACATGTGCTTGCACGGCTTCCCTCGCTCGGCAAAGTCTGGACAGGTGCAGGAGAGCAGCGTGGTGGTGTAATGATCCCCACGGCCGCCGACAAAAGTGGCGACCTTCCGCTCTGCGTCTACTGCATCCGGCATCAAATCGCCAGCCATGGCGCGAGCCCTGCGATCCTTCTGCGGCTGAAAATCGTGGCAGCCATCCCACACGGCCCACGCCTCGGCAGGAGTCTGGCCGAGATATTCCTCAACCCGCCGCTCATCCTCCAGCTCGGCCTCGGTCGGATGGAAGCGGACGACATAGCCGTTGACATCATAGAAGCCGCCGAGGGCGACCGTGAAGATGTCCACGATCCAGCCGATCCCGAAGAAGCCGGCCGTCAGCATCCAGATGACGCCCGTGCCGATCTTCCCCACATAGTAGCGGTGCACGCCGAACATCCCGAGGAATATGCAAAGCGGCAAGACGACCGCCTTGCTTTTCGGGGAGGTGGGGCGCTGCGCAGACGGGACACTGGACGGACGGCTGCCGCCTCCGGTCGTCGTGTACGACAAGCCCGTGCCGGGGATCCCGACGGTCGTGTGGCTTTTCCCGGTCGTGCTGACCGTGTGCTTCAACCCCTTCGGCCCGAAGCTGACGCTCGCGCTCTTTTTGTTGAGATTGACACGCACGCCGGGGGCGATCTTAAAACTTTTTCTGAAGCGTAAACCCATGATTTTCTCCTCCTTCAACCCGTTGCGTTTTTTAGCGTTTAGACATCTTTGGCATAATATTACCATGCCGGGCGTGCTAATGTCAAATAGGCATCTTTGGCATAAAGGGAGGGGGCGCATATTTGAAAATATACAGGCCATACGGTCGGTGCAATATCTCAGGCGAGCGCGTCCGCGAAGCCAGAGAACGGGCCGGCCTCTCGCAGGAGCGCTTCGCGTACAAGATCCAGATCGCGGGGCTCGACATCACACAGAAGGCCATCAGCCGGATCGAGACGGGCGACAGAGTGGTCGCAGACTACGAGCTCGAGTATCTGGCCGACGCCCTCGGCGTGACCGTATACTACCTGCTCGGTAAAGAATAGCAGCAGCCCGGCCACTCGGCCGGGCTGCTTTTCTCTTTTCCCTCTTGACATTATACAACAAATGTTGTATAGTTAGGGCATACAAATCCAACGAAGGAGGGCGTCACATGGAAACGATCACCACCGGGAAAAGACTGAAGGCGCTGCGAGAAAACCGCGGCCTCTCTCAGTCTCAGCTCGCAAAGAAGGCCGACATCAACAGCCGAGTGCTCCAGACCTACGAGCAAGACGACCGAGACATCGCGGGGGCGAAGCTGAAAACGCTCCTCAAGGTCTGCGTCGCTCTGGAGTGCCGGCTCGAGGACATCGTCACAGACGACGAGACGCTGGCACTGATCGCGGCATACAACAGGCGATGACAACGAAGGGCGGCCAGCCGGCCGCCCTTTTTTCTATTTCACGGAGGGATCACCATGGGGAAACACTTCAGCCACCTGACACCAACGCAGCGCACGCAGATCGACGCCTTCAGGCGCGCCGGCATGAAGGTCGTGGACATCGCCAAGGAGGTCGGCGTCCATTACACCACCATCTACCGGGAGCTCAAGCGGTGCACCTATGAACACCTGAACAGCGACTACACGACCGAGATCCGATACAACCCCGACGGGGCGCAGGCTCGGTATGAGGCCAACCTGCGGGCGAAGGGCCCGGAGCTGAAGATCGGCAACGACTACGAGCTCGCCGACTACCTGATCGGCAAGATCCGGGACGAGAAGTACAGCCCCGAGGCAGCCATCGGAGAGGCCGAGGTCATGGGCTGGCCCTTCCGTGTGCACATCTGCGCAAGTACGGCCTACAACTACATCAGGGGCGAGATCTTCGGCGACGATCTCACTGTGGAAATGTTACCGCAACACGGGAAGCGCCGCAGGAAGCCGGAGCGGCCAGAGGGCGCCATCCCGAGAAAGCCGGCAGGAAAGAGCATAGAAAAGCGGCCGGAGATCGTGAACACGCGCACGACCTTCGGCCACTGGGAAATGGACAGTCTCGAGAGCGGCAAGGGCTACAAGCGGACGTGGCTCATGCTGACCGAGCGAAAGACCCGCCGGGAGATCATCGTCTCCATGAAGGACAAGACGAGCGAGAGCGTCGTCCGGGCCCTCAACGGCATCGAGCGGAAACTGGGCGCTCTATTCCCGCAGATCTTCCTCTCCATCACCTGCGACAACGGCACCGAGTTCTCGGACGCTGAAGGCATCGAAAACAAGCGCCGAGGGAAAGGAAAACGCACCACCGTCTACTACTGCCACCCATACACGCCGAGCGAGCGCGGCACCAACGAAAACCAAAACGGACTGATCCGGCGACTCGTCCCGAAGGGGACAGACCTCGGCACCCTCTCGCCCCAAGAGGTGAAGGCCGCCGAGGCATGGCTCAACAGCTACCCCCGCAAAATGTTCGGTTTTCTGTGCTCCGAGCAGCTTTTCCGGGAGGAGCTGGCCCTCATTCTGGCCCGCTGAAAAATTTTTTAGACTTTTTTAGCATTTACTCTTGACAAACGGCTTCGTCCCCATTATTATTAAATGCACAGAGACTCACATGAGTCGCCTGTGCATTTTCTTTTTATATCGACCCCAAAAGACGGAGGTGAGACCGACGGGAAAATACCGCTACCTGACCTTCGAGGACAGGAAGAAGATCGAGGCGTGGCACCTGATCGGAGACCGGCCGGCCGACATCGCGGCCCGCCTCTCCGTCCACTACACCACGATCTACAAGGAGCTCCAGCGCGGCGCGACCGGCGAGCTGGACGCAAACCAGCGCGAGGGGTACAGCGCAGAGCTGGCCGAGAGGCGGCTCCGCGAGAGCTTCAAGCGCAGGGGAAAGAAATCGGTCGCAACCCTCGCACAGTAGCCAAGAACACCCGGCACCGCCGGGCCGAAGAAAGGAGATGGCCCCATGAAACAGACGAACACGACCCCGACGCTGAAGATGGACAAGCTGCGCGCCTGCGCTGCTTCCTGATCGCCGCCGGCGGCCGTGTTTTTCGTTTTCAGGGAGCCAAGCCAAGCACCCCGGCCGAGGCCGGGCCAAGACGAAAGGAGCAAAACACCATGATGATCGAAGAATTTGAGCAGCGCACCGGCTACTTCCCCTCCTCTGCCGAATACAAGGCCATCGAGGCCGCCTACATGGAGTTCGATGGAGACAAGGACGAGTTCTGCAAGGCGTACAAGAAAAACGCCAACGGCATCGCCGAGCGCATCCGGCGGGAAGTCAATGCAGCAGCCTTCAAGGAAAGCCGCCAGCACACCGCAGACCTGACTCGCCGCGACATCGAGATCGAGCGACTGAAGAAGCAGCTCGAGCGAGAGCAGGAGTGGAAGCCATACGAGGACGCTGACGCCGTCAGCCAAGCGGACTACGACGAGCTCGCCACCTCGGGCGGCACGGACAAGATGACCGACGACGAGGCCAAGGCCCTCCTCTACAACTGGTACGGCTTCGCAAAGGAGATGGTCGTGATCCTGCGCACCGCTCCCATCTACGAGATCAACCGGCACCGCCAACTCAGGGAAGTCGGAGCGGTTGATCGTGCCCCCCTCTACAATTCCACCGACTGGAATTACATCCGCTTTACCTGCGGCCGCATGAGCTACGAGCTCTACAACGACACCCTGCGGCCGTGCGCGAGCTGAGGAGGTGAGAAAAGTGAAGCAAGGCATCACCATCACCCGAGAATATGACCACCACGACCGGCCGGTCGTCAGGATCACCAAGAGACGCGGGAAGCTGACCCTCGAGGAGGTCAGCGACCTGCTCCGCACCGAGGGATGGGGCGAGTGGAACGGCTACTACGCCATCGTCCTCAACTGTTCAGAGGGAACGCTCGGCGGCAACGGCCTCTACGGCTACGAGGAGCCGAAGGGCGACGCCCTCGACCTCTACCCGCTCGAAAACTTCGGTGACTGCCCCGTCTGCGGGCAAATGACCCCGCCATTTCAATACTGCCCCAACTGTGGAGCGAGCTGGAAGGAGATGGACGACACCGTCGAGAAGCGTCTCGCCGCTATGCG